CAGCTAAAACATTCCTAGATACTGCACAACAAAACTACTCTACTTCATTAGCTGAACAACAAACAGCACGAGATGCACTAGCAGCAGACCCAAGTAATGCCGAATTAGTTACGGCACTAACTGCGGCTGACTCAAAAGTAGCACAAAGAAATGAAGCAGTTAATCAGGCTTCTGCACAATTTAAACAAACTTCGTTAGCTTCTCCTGCAGAAATGGTTCAGCAAGCTACTGCAGATCCTATGTCTTTAGTTACTAAGGCTACAACAAAAACTACTGAAGCAGACCAAACTACTTCGGGTCTTATGGATACTACAGCAGGACAGATGGGAGCTACAACAACAGCAACGCCATCTGCGGCAGATGCTGCGGCTGCTACAACACCTACGGTCACTCCTGCTAATCTTGCCACTGCGGCTACTTCTGCACCAGGAGTTAAAACAGCAACTGATGCAACACAGGCGGCACAAGGAACTGTTTCTAGTACAATGACAGCCGCTGAAAAATCTCCATCAGAGGTTGCACAGTTAGGACTAACAGCGGCACAAATTGCTGAATCTGCAAAGATAGCTGACACTGCTGATAGAACACTAGAAACAGGAGAGACAATAAGCGGCTCTACTGTAGATATGGACAGAGTTAAGGCTGAAACAAACTTTGAAGCCGCAACAGGCGCACCCTCTACGGATGCCACAGTACAAGGCCAATTAACAGGCCTTATGAGAGACTTTGAAGGGGGCAATCAGCCTGCATGGGCCGCAGGAGCCATGAGAGCCGCATCAGCGGCTATGGCGCAAAGAGGGCTAGGTGCGTCCAGTATGGCAGGACAGGCTATTATACAGGCCGCTATGGAAAGCGCATTACCTATTGCACAAATGGATGCGGCTACGTTCTCTAGGTTTGAAGAACAAAACTTATCTAATAAACAACAAGCGGCTATGTTTTCAGCAGAAAAAAGAGCAGAGTTTTTAGGCTTAGAATTTAATCAAGACTTCCAAGCTAGAGTATCTAATGCCGCTAAAGTTTCTGAAATAGCTAATATAAATTTTACTGCTGATCAACAGGTTGCTTTAGAAAATGCTAGGATGGCGCAGACAGTAGACTTAACTAACTTGAGTGCTACTAATGCAAAGATTATGTCTGATGCCGCTGCGTTGTCGCAGATTGACTTGACTAACTTAAATAACAGACAACAAGCACAATCTCAGAATGCTAAATCTTTTTTAGAAATGGATATGGCTAATTTAAATAACGCCCAGCAAACAGAGTTGTTTAAGTCCCAAGCTGTAATTAATTCTTTACTATCAGATCAAGCCGCAGCAAATGCTACCTCTCAGTTTAATGCGTCTAGTGAAAACCAGACAGACCAGTTCTTTGGTAATCTAACAACTCAAGTATCTCAGTTTAATACAGATCAATCCAATGCTATATCTAAATTTAATGCAGGAGAAGCTAATGCACTATCTGAATTTAATACAGCACAGATAAATTTAAGAGAACAATTTAACGCTCAAAATGGTTTGATTATTGAACAAGCAAATGCTGAATGGTATCAAAAAATTGCTACCACAGATAATGCGGCTATTAATCAGTCCAATAGAGAAGCTGCGGCACAAGCTAATAATATGACTTCTTTAGGCTTCGGGGCGTATATGCAAGAGGTGCGAGACTTGATGTCTTTTGCGTGGCAAACAGCAAATAATGATGCAGAAAGAGCAACCACATTAACAATAGCAAAATTAGAAAGAGAAGCGGCTGAATATGATTCTAGGGCAAAGAAAAGCGCAGGTCTTTGGGGGGCTGTTGGTAGCATTGGTGCTGCTCTATTCAGAAGGACTTAATGCTATGGTAGAAGTGACACAAAATTCAAATGGTTTAGGGAGGCCTTCACCACCGCCAATAAAAAGACCAGAAGGTTTAGCCGAACAATTTGATGCGGCAGTAACAGCTAATGACACAGTAGTAAAACCAATTGTGCGACCTGTTTTCGATAAAAGCAAGTACTTAAAAGCTATTGCGGATGCTGCGGCTAAAGTACAGGCCACTGAAAAAATTACGCCTATGTTAAGACCTAAAGTTATGGAAGAGCAAGCGGCCCTACAAGACAATTTCTTTGAGAATATTTCTACCATTGCTGAATCAGACCACGGCTCTATTCCTAAAGCTACAAATGACGAGGGAGATAATACAACACTAGATATAGGCTACGGACATAAAATTACAAATACTGAAAAAGCCCTAAAAGAAATACACGGGATTCCTTATATAGACAAAGCAGGGAAATACATTCCTATTACTCAAGAACAAAAAAATATTATCTTTCAAAAAGACATGGAAATGCATCTTATTGAAGCAAGAAAAGCAGGGTGGGATAAAAAATTAAAAGCTATAGGAACACGCTGGGAAGACTTAGATATTAAATATAAACTACCCCTTATGTCTTTAGCTTATAATCTTGGTGGAGCTAATGCAGGAAAACAGTACACAAAAGTTTTACAGGCAGCTAAAGATACAAATTTAATAGATTTTGCTAAAGAATTAAGAAGAACGTCTGCTTACAAAGAAAATGGAGTAGTAAAAAACGGATATAATAAGGGAATGGACAACAGAGTAGTTCGAGAACTTATGTATTCTGGTCTTATTACAGATAGTAGTAAGGTAAAGTCTGTGTTAGGTTTAACGAATATTTAAGGAAATAAAGTAAATGGCATACAGCTATGGTGGTTGGCAGGATGAATTTAAAGGCCTATCTAAAGAGAATAAATTCAGTGGGTCTGCCTTTAAAGATAATACAGACGACAAAGAAGAAGTGTTTCGTCCTACTAAAAGACCTACAGGATTAGGCACAAAAGTAGCAGATAACACTTCAGATGATGGAGAAGATTCATCTAACAATGAAACAGACGTATATGCTGTTGTTGAACAAATGTTAGGGGGAGAAGATTTTTCTGCTCCAAAAGCGACTAACCTTACAACTGAAAAAAACACAGAACTTTACTTAGCACAACAAGATAATAAAATAAAAAAACAACTTAGTTATTTAGAAAAAATTAATAATATTAATATTCAAAAAGATATTTTAAATGTAGATGAAAATGAACCTGTAGATGTTAGTATCTTTAGAGCTATTACTGCAGGAAGTAACATTACTACTGATGCTAGTATAACTAGTACTCTACCTAATGGGGATAAGCTAACTATAAAAGATAACGCCAGAGCTAGAAACGGAGCAGGTAGAACTATACTTAGTAATATAAATGTTGAACCTGTCTTTGAAGAGACAGTATCTGGGCTACAAGATTTTCTTATTCCTAAAAGTACAAATGTCTATACTTCTTCAAAAACCATAACTGAAGAATTTCCTGGGCAAAGTTTATTAACACCAGAAATTATAGACTTTAATGCGCCCGATGCTAAAGAGTTTTCTGGTTCAAAACCTAGTGTAATAGAAGTACTAAAAGAAATGTATAGACAAGTTAGAACTCCTACAGATAAATTAAATGAGGTAGACCCTGAGGTTAAGACTTTTGGTCCTGCTCTTGCAGATGAAGACACTACAAAGCGACTAGGTACTGTTATAGGAGAATTTAGAAAGAATTTAGATTTTAAAGCAGGATTAGCAGCAAAACCTACAGAAAACACTAAACTTAATAGAGTTGGTATTGACGTAATTCCTAATCTATCAGCTAGTAAGCCTAGTGTAACGTACACTAATCCTAATCCAGAGGCAGTTATTTCTGCAGCAGGTCTGGGGTATAACGCAGCGACTGATACAGCAAACCTTAGTGCGGCAGGAAACATAGGCGGATTTAATTATGCTGGAGCCGTTGATAATAAAGGGGAGCTTGGCGTTCAAATTAACAAACACCTTGATAGCTTTAACAAGCCTACAATATATGGTGGTTTTGATACAAACCAAAAAGACTCTAAATTCAATATTGGGTTGGAATGGTCCTTGGGAGGTAAATAATGGGTTTCCCTTTAGAATTAATAACAATGTTAGGCTCTACTGTATTAGGTGGAGTTATGACTATCTGGGGTCAATCTATAAAGGCCAAAGCAGAACAAAACAAAATGCTTTTACAACGTGCTGAGTTTAGGGCAGGTGCAGTAAAAGATGCCAGAGAGTACGGCAGAAAAGATACACATTTTGCTTGGACAAGAAGACTTATTGCATTAGGTGCAGTCGGAGCTATTATAGTGCTTCCCAAAGTAGCTGCAGTATGGTATCCTGAAATAGGTGTAGTTGTAGGCTATACAGAAGTACAAGGAGGCTTCCTTAACTTTTTGTTTGGCCCTAATGAAGCAATCGTATGGAAAGCCGCAAGAGGTTTTGTAATCACCCCCCTAGACACACACATAGTCTCAGCCATAGTAGGTCTATACTTTGGTGCAGGTTTCACTAAATAAGGTAAAAATAAAATGGCAGAACTAATACAAGGCCCAATTCCTGGACAGTCTTTAACGGACTTACCTAAAAACGCTCCGTGGGAGAAACCCTCAGAGATAGCAGAAGTAGGTGATGTTGTTAAACATTATGTAGAGCGTTTAGCAGACGACGATATTATGGATGACTTAACAGTAGTGTTTAAGCTAGGAGGAGATTTGAAAACTGTAACTGAAACTATTATGATGACAGGGTCTATGAATGGTGTTCACACAGTTGAGGCAGGAATGTTAGCTGGCCCTATAGTAGCTAAGTTTATTAAGATAGCGATGGAATCTTACGGTATTGATGCCCCTGAGTCAGGTGTGTCATCAGAAGAAAAATCCGAAGCTAAAGAATTTGCTAGAGTTATGGCATTAGTAAATCAGGCAAGAGAACAAGAAGGCAGTACAGAAGGTGACCCTGGAATGGAATTACTTTCTGATATGGGCAGTGCTATAGAATCTATGCCTGATGTTTCTGCCGAAGAAGAGATGCCAATGGAAGAAGAAATGCCAATGGAAGAAGAAATGCCAATGGGAAGTGATACAGGTAAAGGTCTTATGTCAAGAGGAGTAGCATAATGGGTGTAGATTGGAGTGCTTTAGCAACATCTTTTTTAAAAGATACTGCTGGTTATGTTAATGAAGACAAAGACAGAGCTATTAAATATAGAGAAGAACTAAAAGAAAAAGCTGCGGCAGGAAGAAAGATAGTAATTCAACGAGAGGCGGCTGCTAAAAATCTGTTACAGTTAACTAAATTGGCTGAAGGTTTAGGAGCAACACCAGGAATGATCTCCTCTGCGCTTAGTACTGGGGCTGAAGGCATAGTACAGCTAACTACAAAATTACAGTCTTATAAATCTAAATACGAAAGCGAAGGAAAAACTTGGAGTCCACAGGACGCTCAGATAAGAATAGAACTAGATGATGTATATAGCCAAATGGGAGATGCTCCTACAGGAGGGTGGAAACCTTTAATAGATAGTTACTATGGGTTAGGCTCAACAGGAATTGGAGACTATGAAGCGGCAGATCAAGGCTGGTTTGCCAAAGCATTAGGTATAAACGCTAAAGACTATATTAGGCAGGACCTAGATGCCCAAAAAGGTTATGGAGGATTAAGTACTTATGATCTGTCACAGATGGAAGGTACATCTACATACGATACAGGCGAGACACCAATAGGAGCTATTACGTATCAAGACACCCCTATCTTTGGTTTTACTAATCAAAATAAATTTAGTACTGAGATTAGAAAATCATTTAGCGAAATGAATGCGGATAAAACAGGTGGTAGTGTTTCTGATCTTAAAGACCGTATTGATGATATAAATGGAGGTAGGGACGGGCAGGATCTTACTGATATATCACGATTATCTGAACAAGCAAAAAAGAATAACCCATCTTTAGATAAAGCAGAATATAACGCTAGACTTAAAAGATTAAAAATAGTGGAACTTAAAGCAGCGATAGAAGAAAAGAAACGACAAATCTTAGGTGGTCCAATAAGCAGATACTTGGGAACATTTGACTGGGAAACAATGTTTGGAGGGGCAGACAACGCATTAAAGAATGATATAAATAATTTAGCAAACGATCCAACTTTTGTAGATAGTTTTAGAGATGGTGTAAGCTCTACTTCTGTTCCTGTAAATAAAACTGGTGGAAGTGATACTGGTGGAAGTGATACTGGTGGAAGCGGAACTGGTGGAAGTGGTGGAAGCGGAACTGGTGAAGTTGTCACTGGTGGAAGCGGAACTGGTGGAACTCCTACTGTAGTAGACTTAGACGGATTAGACATTGCTGATTTAGGGGCTACCAATTTTTCTGGATATGGCCTACCTAGTACTTTTAAGTATCTTTATGACGCAGAAGACGGTACTGTTAAAGATGGGGTCTCCATCACTAGCATACCAGGATCTAATAAAGTAACTATTAAATTTAATAATAATAGTGAAACAGGAAATAGCGGATTACCTGACGGGGAACCTGTGACGTACGAGATAACGTACCAAAATGATGACCAGTCCACTATTACAGGTCTAAGTGTTAATGGTACAGGAGTTGCTAGTAACCAATTTAACAATGCACTTAGTATGTTACAACAATTTAAAGACCCTGAAAGTGATACTATTCTTACCCCTCCAGCCGCTACAGGTGTCTCTTTTGCCGAAGATGACATAAATTCAGCAGTAGCCGTATTAGGTTCAGACTTAGATAAATATAAAACTGATGGTGTATTTGACCCCGAAAAAATAAAAAAAGTTATCTACCCGTGGGCTAAAAATGCAGGAAGTACCCCAACGCTAAAAGCCGCACTAGGAAAATCCACAGGCTTTGGTGGAAATGAACCTAACGTGCCAGCCTTTATTGACAAAATTATTGAATCTTTAGGTGGTACTGTTGATGTGTCTTCTACTAACACTAACGCAGAAGTACAA